TTGTTTTTCTATCTCTTAATGTCTTGATTTGTGCTTGCAAAGCTCGAATCTGGTCATCCAACCCAATCCATTCTCTTAGCGTCTCGCGGATGTTCGTCGTGTCATGAGGACCCTCGTGGTTCGTGTCTTGGTTCTCCATGTCTTTCTTCGTGTGCGTCTGTGAAAACCTCCTGTTGTTTGTGGAGAAGCAACAGGAATCGTTGCTTGTTGATATTGTGTTGGCATCGTGGGCATCGGAGGGGCAGTAGGCATCGTGGGCATCGTAGGCATCGGAGGGGCAGTAGGCATAGCAGGAATTGAACTTCGTGCTTTGTTCATCATGTCTGAAGCTTTAGCTGCTGCTTCTTGTGTCTGCTTTGCGAGACTCTCAAATCCTTGTTTCATAGAAGAAGAAACTGTATCAGCAAGTTGTGAGATCTGATTCAAAGCATTTGCAATATCATTTCCAAGTTTAATGCGTTTCTCATCAATTCTTGCAACTGCACGATTTCCCTCAAGGAATGTGTTAGCAAGCATATCTCCAATTGGAGGAGGTATCATACGAATATAGGATTCAATAGCTGCTACAAAGTCTTGACGACTTAACGAGATAATTGCAAAAATAGGCCAGACAGTGAAGCCAAACAACGCAGCCATTGCAATACCTACCATAGATGCATATGGAAGTGGAATCACACCAATTGCTGCTGGTAGAATAGATTGAACTGATTTTACTAATGTCTTACCTCCAGCAAGAATCACATCTAATGATGCACTCAAAATACTTCCAAATAAAGGGATCTTCTCAAGATAACTTATGAAAAAGACTACCATAAAGATACCTTGAAGCATTGTTCTCGCATAAGGTGATGTGACTGCAGTTAAAAACCATCGTAGACGAGGACCTAAGAAGTCTTCTTTATCAGGAATGATCGGAGGAGCAACTGGTTCAGGTTCAGCGCCTCCACGATGTTTTTTGAATTTTTCAAGTTTCTGTTTATAACTGGACTTGCGTTTCAATCCAGAGACAATGATATCAAGACGCTCATCAAAATCTTCTGGAATGGGAATTTTATGATTTTCAAGTGTGTCTCTAAGACCCATTGTATATGACCTCTAAAATTTCCAGCGCTTGTCACATTCCAAGCAGGTCACGAAGGTTGTCATGGGCTCATCTGCCGAACGCGTCTGGAGTTGATAGTAGTCACACCGTGTCTTCTTCTTACACGATGAGCAGTACATGAAGATACTCGCTGTAGACTTCTTAGAATACATCGCCTTCTCTTTATCAATGATCTTCTGAATCATCTCTTTCCATCGTTTAGGATTGAGATCTACTGGAGATGAATCTACAAATTCAGTAGGTGTAAGATTTGCCGCCATCTCACGATAGGGATATAATGAAACTGCTCGGCTGCGATACATATCTATAAAGACTGAGTTAGTCCAATCAATATCTACAAACCACTTCTGTGCATCATTCACGCAACGATTTAAGATTGCTTTTTCAATCTCTTCACTCTCAAATTTAATACGAACAAGATCTCGTAAAGGATGATCTACAAATACATTTGAAGCATGAAGCATGTGAACTGTAATGTTAGGACGAGACTCGCCTTCTTCAACATCTTCAGGTTCATCTTGTGTTGGATCTCCTTGTCCATCGTCCTCTTCATATTCACCTTCATTCTCTTCATCATCTTCTTCATTAAATGTACAAGTCTGATAGAACTCATCGTATTCGGTAGTTTTCAGATCCATATACTTGCTTGCTTGACGATCGTAGTCATCGGGATTTGGATTGGCTGATTTAAGTACCGCAATGGACCCTTGAAAGGAATCATCGTGGAACGGCGGGGGCAACATATGTTGATTGGTCTGTTCATCCTCAACTTCAGAAGGAACCGCAAAGAACGCAAATGAATGTTCTTCTTGAACACATTTACCTTGAAACTGAAGTGTTGGTTGCTTGAGTTTCTTACGAAGCCATTCAAGAACATCTGCGGTCTTAGCTGGAATACTTGCTTCAGAGAGAACACCTGCGATTGAAATGAGAGTAGCGACAACCATCTTGAAGGTTCAGTCTTGAGACTTCTTGGGTTCGTTTTGTTTAAATCTTACGACCTGTCTTCTTGCGATTTCGTAATTGATGTCCAGTCTTTCTGCGATTTCTGCGCTTACGACCCTTTCCTAAACGTGATGGTGTATTAATCTTTGTAGTTGGATTCCAAGGTTTTTGTTTTTCTGATTCTTTCTTTTTGTTTTCTAACATCTTAGTCCAACGAGCATTTACAGGTTCCTTTTTAGGTTCCTCAGGAGTTGTCTCTGACTTTGGTTTCTCTTTGTTATAAAGTGGATTTGGGTTGGATACAAACTCATCACCTGTCACACTATCTAACTCTCGTACTGCTCTAACTCGTCCAAGACTTTTCTCAGCTTTCTTAGCTGCAGATATTTTTGATAATGAGTTTCTTAGAGTTTTAGTGCGTGAGCTTGTTGCTGGAGCTGGTGAATCTAACTTATCAAGTTCATTAACTGCACTTGCTCGATTAGCTATATCTTTAAAGGCGTTACTTTTAGACTTTCGAGCCTTACTATTTGCAGAGATCTTTCTAAGAGCATTGCTTTTAGCTTCCTTACGTCTTGTATCGCTTAGTTGTAGATCTTCTATCTCTTGCAAAGCAGGATTGACTGGGGGTGTAGGGAGATTAGAGATTGCTGCAGGTGTATTTTCAAGTGGTTTAGCATTGGTTATTTCTGGAAGATTCTTGATTGAATTGACAGAACTTTTACGTTTATTTCGTGCGTTTCGTCTTCGTGCTACAACTGGATTGATTGTAATTCCAGGTTTCATATTATCTATTATGTCATCCAATGGCGGTGCCGGTGCCGGTGCCGGTGCCGGTGCTGGAGCTGGTGCTGGTGCAGGTGCAGGTACTGGTGCTGGTGATGGAGCCGGTGCTGGTGCTGGTGCTGGTGCTGGTGCTGGTGCTGGTGCTGGTGCTGGGGAAGGTGCTGGTGCTGGTGCAGGAAGATTTATTGAGGGTAGATCTGCGATCGCACCTATTGTTCCTTTTTTAGGTTTTTGACGATTTATATTTCTACGGGTTCGATTTCGCTCTTGAAACTTTAAAAAATCATCTTTAGATTTGAAAAGTGGATTAGTTATTTCAATATCTTTTTCGGGTTTTAGAACTGGTAATATATCATCTGGATCTTGACCTTTTGGACCTAATCCTAATCGATTACCAAAATTTCTTCGAGTTTTATTAACAGAATCTTTGACAGATTGTGGTATCGCAGGCAATTTTGCTTTCTTAATTGCTTCATATCCACCTGCTAATGAACGACCTAACGAATCACCTAAACTCTTCATTACAGTTGAACCGGGACCCATTGCAAGTTTAATCCCCATCCAAACACCTAATATGACTACAACGGTTCCAAGAGTTCCTAAAACAATCTGAAAGAATAAATCGAGATCAATTCCACCTTTTTTAGGAGGCAAAGGTGGTTGAATAATTGAGTTCATTGCTTGTTTAGATTTTTCTGCCGCTGTTGCAGGACACGGTTGAGGATTACCTTCTTCGTCAAAAATAGGACCTGGTTTATACAAAATTGGAGTTCCGATTTCATGGATTACATCAGAAGGCGGTGTTATAGGAAGACGTTTAATAGCATCCATATTTGTTTGTGAAATGTAGACGGGTTCTGCCATCACAACTACTCCAACTGGAAAAGTAGTTTTGTTAAACCATGCGTAAAAGGCTCTGCTTACTGTTTGACCTTCCTTATTTTGCATGAAAAGGATATCCTCTATACTCCAATCAGCACCTGTATGAGCTGGAACATCTGGATAACCGTTAATTGGATCAGGTTGTTGTCCTAGAATAGTTGGAATTTTACTAGCAATACCATCCATGAATTTTCCTTTAGAACCTGGATTTCTACTCACTTTTAATGGAAACAGAACAACTGCGGTATTTCCTTTATAATAGTCTGAAGGAAACTCACCTAACTGAAGACAAGCATCGTATTGAACTGGTGCTCCTTTATTAAGTGAATCAAGACGGAGTGGAAAGGGATGGTAAATGCTCATAACATCTATGATTTGACTTGGAGGGGCACGTCCTGCATTTATGGAACTAAGAAAGGCTCCCATTATCTACTCTAAGCAGAAAAAGTAAGATTAAAAGGAAGCGTAGGTTTTAAGTAGAGTTTTGTTAGAGCACCGTGAGTCTCATAGTTCAAGGCAATCGCTCCATCTTTATCGGTAGGATCATCGGATGGGTTCCACATACGAACTACCTTCTGACGATTTTTTCTCGATTTTGCATCATTAGCTCTTTGATTTGCGCTCCAAGCATCTAGATCAGATTTAAAAGCAGCACGAAATTCAGTCCCATTATTTTGTTCTTGAATACCATTACCAGCAACTTTGCGACCCGCTGGACCTTGACCAATCATTGCAGGATTAGCAAACTTATAGTTACATTTAGCTTTACAACGCTCATCAATTTCTTGGGTTTTCTCTGCAAGTTCCGGTACTCCATTATCACTAAATGCAACACCATCGTCCCAGACCCAATTATCTGAAGATGCTTTAGGCTTAGGACCATCTACCTTACCTAAAATATCTCGAGTCATCATGACTGAAGAGATAGTCATACCTCCATCGGTTCGTATCACACATGTAGAACACCCGGCTGCTTCTCTGATGGTAAGTGTAACTTTTTCAGGAGGAGTTCCCTTCTTAAATACTCGTTTTGGCGGTGGTTGATAATCTCCCAAAGGAGGTGGTCCTGGGTCCGGTCTTGATCCTCCTCCACCCATTATTGTCTTTAGCCAACAAAACAAGTATCGTTAAGAAACAAGATGTCAACACCTCGATCAGCAGTTGAAGCACCACCTCCACCTCCAGATGCCAAAGATGTGCCTTGGTGGGGTGCCCTAATTTTAGCGATCTTAACTTCACTAGTATCTGTGATTGCTACGATTTATTATTTGAGAGGTTCAGCCCTTGCTGTTCCAGGAGCCCCTCCAGGGTTTGGTTTGATTTTTACAGATGCAATTACATTTCTACCTCATATCTTGATTTTGTTTGGTATTTTTGCAGATATCTTTACATTGCAAGGTGCCTATTCGATTCCAAGTTTGATTGGATTACTATCGATCCCCCTTCACTATGTTTTCCAGTTTCTTTGGTCGGGCGTAGCTGCATTCATAGGCGATATTATGAAGTTGATTGCAACAGTCCCTGCAGGGGAATCAGGTAAGAGTATTAAATTTCCAAATCTTTTTAAGAAGAAGGAACCAGCAGTCGCAGCAACTC